TATCTTCAAGATATGATTTATAGAGATTCTTGTATATGTCAGGGATACCTTCTGAGTTTGTGATATCAACCGAGATGAATACTTTACCATACTGAGGTGGATCTTCTTTCTCGCCACCATAGACAGATATTGCTTGAATTTCCGGAAACTCTCTAAGTAGTAACGTTTTGTAGTCACTCTCGGTAACAGCTCTTTCTTGTGACTGGAAACTTCTTGGGGCATTGTATTTAATGGAGTCAATGGTCTCGGATATAGCCCCATTAATAGCTTCTTGGTTTAATGTAATTGATATATTAGAATGACCATTAATGCTACTATTGTTTATAAAAGTGTCAGCTCCGTTTGGAAGCTCTCCACTACTACTTCTGTAGACTACATCTACTACAGCTCCATCTAAAGGTCGTCTACCGGAGGTATCATCTCCAAATACAACTTCATATTGTTCGTTTTCTGCAGCTTGAACAAAGAAGATGTTAGAGTTTGACGTCAAACCAAACATAGAGTACGCTTGCACATACGTGTACACATCTGCACCACTATTTTCAATCACTGTTATCTCAATGCTACTGGTATCAACATTGGGATTAGTTAATACAAACCTTTGGTTTTGAATGCCTGTATTCTTAACATAGGTGTCTGTAATATAGCTACCTTCATATAGCGTCACGTTATTTGCATAAAACACACCATTACTACTTGTAGTGATAGCGGTGCTTTCGTCAGTAACAAAATTATATGTTTGTGTTCCAAGTCTTGCAGTAAAGCCCGTCTTAGAAGGAATTATCACACTGTCAACAGTAGTAGCTGGTGTAATTGCAATGCTTACGTTGGCTTGGGCAGATCTAAACGATCTAGGCTGGTAATTTAGTTCCTTAGCATGAGACACTACACTATCGCGCAACTGAGCTGTATCTAAGAACATCTCACTTGCTACCATATTGAGGTAGAAGGAGTTGAGATAGGTGTTGTAAGCCAACACATCAAGAAGAACACTAATGTTCGATCCCTCAAAGTTATAGTCCTTAAATCTTGCCTGGGATGCAAGATAATCTTTGAAAGATGCTTTTAGAGCATTGAAATCTAGGTCGATTAGATTGATCGAAGAGTTTGCCATTTTATCTTATTCTTGAAAGAAGGAAGCCTACAGAGTATGTTTCTGGTCTATTTATTATGGTAAAATAGAGAACAATACTTACCTGGTTACTATCTGGATTACCGTCCACAACTAGCTTTATCAGAGACACGCGCGGCTCAAAGTTCTCAATTGCAGTTCTTACTTCAGCTTCAGCTGTTTTTCGAGTAAACTCACTGTAATTCTCAAAAAGCAATCCCACAATATTACATCCAAACTCAGGAAAAAAAGGACGCTCACCTTTTTTGGTTAGCACTATATTTTTTAGAGTGCTGTATATTGCATCATCATTAGTAAGACGAGCAATATCTCCAGATCCAATGTTCCTATTAAAGTTTAGGTAAAAGTCACTATATCTTTCTTGAAATAATGGTGTGGTTGTAAACTTATCTGCGTATGCTACTGCCATCTATCCTCCTATGAGAACTGTTCCGGAACCACCAGCAATTGGTTGACTCCCTGCATTATCGTCATTGGTGACAAGATCTCCTTTTCTTGCAGCTCCTTGACTTCCATTATTAAGATTTATTGTGCTGCCATTAATAGACACAGCGCCACCAACATTGAGAGTGTAAGATCCACTCACTTGAGTGGTCATGTTGCCTTTAACGTACATATTAACATTACCACCAACATAAACATTGTTGTCACTGGTGGTAATGTCAAACTTATTTCTTGTTGATTTAAGAATTATGTCTCCATTATTATCAACTTCGACATAGGTTCCAGTCTTATGCATAATATGGATACGCTCTTTGGAAGGAGTGTCGTCAATCTCAATAAGATGCCCAGATTCAGTTCTCATTACTTTGTTATAAGGGTATTTAGCAGCGTATGGAGATGCAGGTTCACCTGGAAATGGAGAAGTTGCTGCTATTTTTTTACTGGCCTTCAACTGTCCAACTGAATTTTCTTGTATTGCTGGTTTTGGAAGTTCGCTCTTTTCATCAGTTCCAAATAATCCAGCAAGGGAACCAAGTATAATGGGAATTTGGCAATCATTACCATCTGCAAAAAAACCAAACACAGTTGATCCAACCATTAATCCTAGTGAACTGATACCCACACCATCTTTTGTAACCTCACTAATTATACCAGCACTCATAATAGAGGATATTGGAGTGGCCCACGGAAGATGGCTAGTGGGAGTATTAACAAGGTCCGGATTGCCATCATTGGTGAAAGGATGTACATTATAAATTCTTACACGTACACGACCAATCTTTTTAGGATCATCTCTATCTTCAACCTTGCCAAAAAACCATCTGAATCCTTCTTCTCCTAGATACTTTGTCGTCATTTTGTAAATACCCCTCTTCCATATCTAATTAGCTCAAGATGAGTATCATATTTTGAATCTGCAAGATTGCTTATTGAGTGTCTAACAGAAGATACCATATACCTTCCAGACTCATACTCATTCTTGTCTTTGTTATCAAACGACGAATCGTGTCTTGGAATACTGAGCTGCACAATGCTACCTGCCATAATCTTCGTATTTCCTGGAATATCAATGTATGTTTTCTGTTGTGATAGTAGACTAGTATAGCTATACTTCTCAGCCAGAGTCTCATACACATAGTTTTGTGTACTATTATCTGTATCCTTATATTTTGCAAAAGGAACAAGAAATGCTTTATTAACAAACTTGCCATACTCATTTAAAAGAGTATCTGTCAAAGGAGACTTTTTACTATCCTTAGAGTCAGTGTTGTTTAATGCACTATTTGTAAATACACGCCTTCTATAAGTCTTCGTATTCAAATCAAACTCAGATATTGCTGTATTGACTCCTCCACGCTCTAATAGGTACTGAGTGTTTACTGGCGTTTTCACAGTGTAGTTTGCAAACAGTTTGTGAGCATTTATATCTGATATTGTTCCTTGTGAACCTTTAACGTTACTTGATATTCCTTCTTTTTGAAAGAATGTTTGAACCTCCGAAGCTCCAGCTCCGTTCTTGTTAAGTATTGAATGTACTGTTGTAAAGAAGAATCCTTTTTGATTTTCAAAAAACAGTAACGGGCTACCAGTATCAACAGTTGAAGAAACACGTTGACGCACAAGAGAAATAGCAGTGAGAGGACTTAAATAAGGAATAACTGTAACAGGTAAATCTTTAGTTGGCTCAACAGATATCTTTTTCTTACTACCTAAAACATTTCCAATTATATCTTTAATTATACCTTCTGCAGAAGTGTTGTAGCTTTTTGATATGGTTTTAGCCGAACTTGTTAAATATTCACTACTGTACATTCTAAGCGTCATAGTTTTGCTTCGAAGGTTATCTGCTACAATAGCAGCTCCTATCTCGGTCAATTTGAAATTATACGTCAAAGGAATATCATTACCATATCCAAGGAACTGAATAGTAAAGTCTTCTCCACCACTCAGATTGAGATTCTCTTTCATACTATCACCATCAACAATATTCACATCTGCTGTGATGTAAGGAGTAAAGATTGACTCGTATATGTCAATTGATTGAATCTGATTTAGTATTCCTTTTGATTTATCATATACACTGGTTTTAGTGTGATTAGATAAAGAAACAGTTTTAATATCACATTGGCCTGGACGAAGAGTCATGTATTTAACAATTCCTTAAATTTTTCTTCAATATCTACAACATAAGCCGAATCTAACAAACGTATATTTTTCCTTTGTTCGTTGATCTCTTCTTCATAATCGTACACGCTAACAGGTACAAAGTAGGTTTGTATAGTTGGATCAATACTGGTAGAAAGTGTATTAACGGCCGACACTGTTGAGTTTGCACCGCTTGTTGTACCTATCAGATTATATGATGTGGAAAATGCTCCCTGAATACTATCTATGATGGCTACAGAAGAGTTTGAGAATTTAAGATTTCCTAGTGCAACAACAACGTTACCATTAGACTGTTTTACTTGTTCTTCTACGGAATATGATGTGTTACCTACAAGAGATATACTTAGAGAAAGAGTTTTATTTGTGTTGTAAACTACATCCTCTCTTTTTCGCTGATAATTAAGGATTGCGTTAGAACTTCCTACAACAGGAGACCAAAAACGTTTTTGTTGTTCAGCTAGAGCGTTGTATGCAGCTGTTGAAATAATATTGTCATCTTCAAGATAATTGGATCTATAAAACTTGACTTTGGATCTTGCATTGGTTAGCGATCCGTATTTTGATTCGACAAATCTTTTGAACGACTTTGTGTCCAATGGCCAATCAAAATATGGATCTACCAGTATATTAGAATAATATATGACCCAATCATATCCAGGATCCCCATAATACAGATATGCTAAGGTATCAGCTCTATCACCTTCAACAATTGTATATGGGTGGTAAGTGAAATAATTATCTTGGTTGTTGTTTTGAAACACAACTTTCGCCATTATGTTGGTTACTAGTGTGTTGCTGTAAGTTATTGTAGGGTAATTAGTAAAAAAGTTATCTGCCATTATTGAACCACCCTTGTTATACCTTTAGCATCCTTGCCTTTTATATAATCAAAATCATTCTCTTCAGTAGGATAAAAATCATTAGCAGTCCATATTTCTATTTCTTTAAGATTCATAGTCATTGTGACAGCAGCTGGTTCTAAGAAAGGAGAACCGTCCTTAAGAGGAAATTCTTTAACAAAAGCAGGTCCCATTGGAGTATAGTTTACATCTAGACTTGTTACTACACATCTCTTAAATTGTTTGACCTCTGGAGTCATAAAAACTTCAAATATAGCTGGGTATGCCATAATTGAAGGAGTAGATTTAAGCGACTCAGGTAACATTTCTCGTCTAAAATATCCAACAATTTTTTTAATTATATCAGATTCTTTTTTAGACTCGGGAAAAAAAGTCCAGGAAAATCCAAAGCTTTTAAATCCGGTTCCTTGAAAAATCATAACCGGATAAGGGTTAGTTGTTACATTGAAGGCTGCTTTAGCTGCAGAGCCTAAAGGACCACCCATACCAGTCAACGCATAAGCACCAACTGCAGCTGCACCTCTCTTCATTGATCCCTTAGCATCTGCTACAATTCCATCTAATTTGTTAGCAAACCCCTGTCCCGTTTTGTCAGCTGTTCCTTTACTAAAAATATTTCCCACACTTTTAGTACCATCTCCACCAGTCATGATTGAATTCAAGCCGTTTTTTATGAACTCACCACCAAAAAACAAAGCTTCTTCGTTATAATAGGCTCCATATTGATCTGTAACTGATGAAGGAAATGGTAAATACACAGACTTGCTGAATTCAAAAGTTCTTTTTGTCTCTTGGGGTCTATCCTGACTTACTTTGAAAGCATTGAACTCCATATACAAATTATCAGAAAGGTCTGGAGGAAATTTTAAGGGAGTCTGAGCTTTAAGTTTCTCCTGCCTCTTTTCCTCGACCGTAGTTTCCGGAGGTCGATTACTTGGGGTAGCAAATATTCCCTGCTTGCGAGTTTCTACGTCGTTGCTTTCTAATTTACCTTGGTTAAAGGCAACTGATTTGGCCATGAATATTCCTCTTATTTTACAATAACTACAAGACGATTTAAATATGAGTTATAAAGGCATATTCAAACCTAAAAACCCTTCGAAGTATAAGGGTAATCCTAGTAATATTATTTATCGCTCTCTCTGGGAGTGTAAGTTTATGGGGTATCTTGATTCCCATCCCGATGTTATTGAATGGGCAAGCGAAGAGTTTGCCATTCCATATTTATCACCCATTGATAACAGAGTTCACAGATACTTCCCTGATTTTTGGGTTAAAAAAAGAAACCGCGATGGTGCTATTGAGACTGTTGTTGTTGAAATCAAGCCAAAAGTACAGACTCAGCCACCAAAAGTTAAATCTAAGATCACTAAGAGGTATTTAGAAGAGGTTAAAGCCTGGGGGATAAATAGTTCTAAGTGGAAGCATGCCCAGAAATTCTGCGAAGATCGAAAGTGGAAATTTCAAATACTGACCGAAAATGAATTAGGTATCAAATAATGGCACAAACTTATCAGCAGATGCTCAATCAAGCTATTTCGAAAGGAGTAGTTACTGATGCACGATCTTGGTTTGATACTACGTATAGAGAGCTTTCATCAAAATCAACAATAAATGTGATTAGTAAAGGTGACGATAGGCTAACAAGTACACTTACAATTGGAAAGATGTACCTTTTCCACTACGACCCCAAATATAAGGCCACCCTACCACTCTACGATAGGTTCCCTCTTATATTCCCGTTTGAGCGGGTTGAGAATGGGTTCTTGGGTATAAACTTCCATTATCTTCCACCAGGCCAAAGAGCCGTTCTTCTTGATAACTTAATGTCACTTGCTTCTGACAAAACGTTCACAGATCAGATGAAAATTAACTTGAACTACAGATTACTATTGAGAGTTTCAAGATTAGGTGCCGCAAAAAACTGTATTAAGAAGTATCTAAATAGCCATGTTAGATCAAGATTTTTTTACATAAGACCGGATGAGTGGCAAAAAGCACTGATGCTCCCACTGGACCAGTTTGTTTACAAGAAGACATAATGTTAGATATTAATAGATTCAAATCAGAAATACAAAAATATGATGTAGAGAGACCCAATCTCTTTACTACATATATCTACATGCCAAGAGACATGCCTACCGGTATTCAGCAATACATGAGTAAGATGTATGATCCAATAATGCTTCTAGCTCAAAGCGTAAGTCTTCCAGGTCTACAGGTTGCAACAGCCCCCACAAAAAGATACGGACTTGGTCCTAACCAGTTAATGCCAACTGGGGTAGATTTTAACAACACAGTAAATGTAACCTACATTGCCGACGGATCTGCAAGACTATTTACATTATTCTATCTCTGGATAAATCATATCACTCCACTGGGTAATGATAAGTTTGCAGCTGGGGTTCCAAATGAAACAGAAAGAGATGGAGAAACGGTAGAGAATGGAAATCCTTCATTCATACTCCCATACCAGTCATCATATGTATCACAGATAGATGTGAGAATGTATAGAGGATCACCTGGTAAGTTCAATGGGGCTGGGCTAGGATCACTAGCTCTGTCTCTTGCATCATCTGCTCTAGGAGTGCCATTTCTTGGATCGCTGTTGAACAGTTCCTCAGCTCCTGAGTATGACCTTGAGCCGATGAGACAGGTTGTTCTACACAAGGCTTTTCCAATAGCAATAAGTGAAATGCCTTTATCTATGGGATCTGCCGATAGCTTCTCAACATTTACTGTCACCTTTGCATATTATAAATGGGAGTTGAGAGCATTTCAAGAGAAACAAGCGAGTGGTTCGTCAGGTGGACTTTTAGGTGGACTTTTATAAAATTTTTAATTATTAGGAGATTAGCATGGCTTTACCAAAATTGATGCATCCAACATTTGAGTTGACTGTACCATCAACAAACAAAAAAGTAAACTTCAGGCCGTTTTTGGTCAAGGAAGAAAAACTTCTTTTGATGGCTAAACAGGGTCAGGAAAGAAGTGATATTGGTCGTGTATTAAAGCAAATTATTACAAACTGTGATGTTGACTCTGTGGTTGATGTTGAAAAACTTGCATCATTTGATATTGAATATCTGTTCCTTAAGATACGTTCAAAAACAGTAAACAACCTAATTGAATTATCATACACGGATACTGAGGATGAAGAGCCTTACAAGTTTACAGTTGATCTTGATACTATAGAGGTAACGCGTACTGACGGGCACACAAACATCATAAAACTAACAGATACGTCTGGTTTAGTGATGAAATATCCAACCATTGATGTTATGGATAGATTTTTTGATAATGAGGAAATAGAAAATATTATATTCTATTTGATTAAGAGTTGTCTAGATGAATACTATGATGGCGATAAAATTATCACGTTCAAAGATCATACCAAAGAAGAAATTGAGGAGTTTGTGGATGATCTACCTACAAATGTGATTACGGAGTTTGATAAGTTCTTTGACACTATGCCAAGACTCTATCACAAGCTGGAGTACAAAAATAAAAACGGTACCGAAAGATCAATTGAACTTAGGACCTTAGAAGATTTTTTTACGTTGCGCTGAGCCACAACTCACTTGAAAATTACTACCAAGTGATTTTTATTATGGCTCAGCACCATGGTTATCAAATATCGGAGATAGAAAACTTAATGGTTTTTGAAAGAGACATTTATCTTGATATGCTTGCCGACTTAATAAAGAAACGAGAGGAAATGGCAAAAGATGGCGGTTAATACAAACCAGAATCAGTCGTATGCAGAAACATTGAGAGAATTGAGAGCTACAAGGATGCAGCAACTGCGTCAGAGTAGCACTCAGACTCAGATTTCGAGCAGACACACATCAATGTTATCTTCAATTAATAACATAATGTCAAAGCAATTGCAGTATGCTATCAAGATGGAGAGTAGTCAGAGAGCGTCAAGTCAGCAGTTGGTTAGTGTAAATAGAAACCTCAATAATTTATCATCAACCCTATCAAGATCCCTCTCCAACTTTGCTGCTACTGTTGCCAGAGGGGCTAATAGAGGTGCTAGTGCAGCTGGTGGAGCAATAGCAGACACAGCTAGCGCTGCAGGATCAATTGCAACATCAATTGCCTCTGGTATTGGTAGAGTTCTTCCAATGGCCATTGCTGGATATGTTGTCAAAGCTGTTACGTGGGATAATATGTCTGAACAGACCAGAGACAGAATATCTGGTTCTATGGGCAAGCTGTTTTCCAAAGCTTTTCAAGAAATTGATAGTACTGAACTTGGACATACAATAACCGAAGCCCTCACCCCTGCTTTTCAACAAGTAAAAAAACTTTATGGTAAAGCGGGTGAAAATATTGATGCTGTTAGAGATAAAGTGTCTTCTCCAGGTGAAAGTGGTCAAAGAGATAATGGACCGATGTCTGAAACTGAAAAACAGATAAGAAGAGCCAAAGTTATAGCAAAGGCTAGAGCTCAAACTGGTGAAGATATTTACGACACTTTTTCCGATTTGAGAGAGAATTTACCTGACATTGGACCTATACCAACTAAAAAAGTTGTCGCAGCTGTAGGAACTGCTGGAATTGCAGCAGGAGCAGCACAAGTTATGGTTCCAGATATATTCTCTAGTAAAAAACCTCCAAGTAAAGCTACAGAGGAAGCTTTGAAAACAATGAAGAAGTTTAATTTTAAAGGTAAAGAAGGATTACTAGCGTCAAGACTGTTCAACAGAGCATCAGCTAGTGGTTCCGCTGGACTTAGGTTTCTAAAAGCTTTCAAAGAATATAAGCTAGGCATGAGCGGAGCTTTTATTGTGCTTGGTGGTATAATTCATTTCATGGATTACAAGTATTTAAAAGATGAAATCAAAGCTATGTCAGATGAAGGTATTTTTAATCAGGATGAAGTAGATTATCTGATTGGAAGATTAAAAGCTGAACAATGGGGTCAGTTTTTTGGAAGTGGATTCGGTGGCACTCTTGGAGCTATAAGCGGAAGTTTTGTGGGTCCAGCTGGAACTGTTGGGGTTGGGATAGCTGGTAGCATGGTTGGTAGTGAGGTTATGGGTTCTGCAGCTACAGCGGCATATGATCTAATGAATAAACGACCAGAATCACTTAATACAGATGTGTCTGAAGAATCCTTTCCAACTACAAAAAAACTATTCAAAAAAGGTTATGGTTTAGATAATGAAAAACCTAACACTGTATCAGAGGGAAAGCCACAGGCTAATGTAACTCCAGATGTTAGGGATTTGCCGTATGGTAATGACGATGTTTATCGTCAAATAGTGGGTAAACATGAGGGTGGCGCTTTAGGATATGATGCCGTATTTGGAGCATATAGCCAAACACAATTAGAAGATTACAAGAAAGAGGCAGGAGCCAAGGGTAAGAAAGTCTCTGAAATGACGATTGGGGAGGCTATAGCATTTGGTTATTCAAGAGGAGGTAACAGAGGAGCTCTTGGCAAATATCAATTCATGCCTAAAACCTTGGAGGGACTGTATGCAAAAGCTGGGTTGAAAAAAACTGATCTGTTTAATGCTGAAAATCAAGATAAGTTATTTTATAAATTTACAAAGCTCAATGGCGAGTTTTTAGAAAACAATGGCATACAAGCAACACCGTTCAATTTAAGATTGGCCCATGCTATAGGACAAGGTGGTGCTATCAAGATGCTTAAAGCTGAAAAAGAAACTCCTAACAAAGTACCTGCAGACGTACTGGGAGGAGTATTTTTAGACCAAAAAAGTAGTGAATATAAAACTAATCGACAGCTCCACTCAGAAGGTAAGGGTAATACACGCAATGTAACAGTTACAAGCTATATGGCAAGATTGCGAAAACAACTTGGGGGAGATGGTGGAGGACAATCTCAAGTGGCCTCAGCTGGATTAAATGATACCAGTAATACTAAGCCAGATCAGGCAACTGCACAAATACCAGAAGAAACACCAGAAGAGAAAAGAAGAAAAAAACTTACGAATTTATTTGAAAATACCAAAGCAGCTTTTGATCCTGAAAAAATTAAATCAGATCTACTTGAATCATTAGAGATAGCCAAGACTGTAATGATGGGTAATGGGGAATCTGGTGGTACTACCGTTATTAATAATGATAATTCAGTTAATTCCAGTGGAGGTGGTGGAGGATCGGCTCCTGTAGCTTCTGGTGGCAAAGCAGTTAGACCAGACTATGCGTTGAATAACTTTGAACATAATTCTATGGTGTAGTGATCATTGAAAAAGGGGCCTAAGCCCCTTTCTTTTCAGTCGTTGATTAGTGACTTAAACGCTTCAAGATCTTCATCTTCATCCCACGGAGCATCTGCCTTAGGTTTAGAAGCTGGCTTAACACTCTTAGCTTGCTTAGCAACCTGCTCAAACTCTTCCTCACTATCTTCTTCAATAGTACGCTGAGAAACATTCTGTACAGACTTAGAAGCACCACCATCAAGAGCTAGCACACGATAGAGCTTTTGCTTCAACTCGTCGTATGGTTTGAAGTGCTTATCACCCAAGAAGTCTTGCAATGAGTGTTCCTGCTTCCAGATTGACTCTAGTTCAGAATCATCATCCAAAAGAGGACCAGCTGTATCAAACTCAGACTTATCGTAGTTACGATAGCCTTCAACATTACGAATCTTCAGCTTAAAGTTAGCACCAGTCCAAAGATCAAATGGGTTGATTGGATCTTCATCTTCAAACTCAGGGTTCATGGCAGCATTCAGCTTATCGAAGATCTTCTTGCCATACTTGAACAAGAATACTTTACCTTCGTTTTCTGGATGTGCTTTATCACTTACAATATAGATGTTTGAGATAAAGTTCAGTTTACGCTTTTGATTGCGTACTTGAGTCT